GTAAAGACATAGCTGTTATAACTATAAAACTAGATATCCATTTTATAAACCAAGCAGTATCTTTTTTATCAGTTAGTTTGCTCATTTAAATCACTAAAAGTTATGTTATCTTGTCTTCCTCTTAATCCTGCTTTCATGTATGTTGTTGCTCTACCTTCAAAAAAGTTTTGATGTTCAACACCCATGACCTCATCAATCCAACCAAGTGGATTTTCTCTTTGGTCATAATTTGTTTTAAGACCAAGTTGTAGTAGTCTTCTGTCTGCTATGTATCTATTATAAGCATACATATCTTTCTTTGTCAAGCCTTGTAAGTCTCCCATTTCAAATACTAAATCAAGAAACTTATCTTCAAGCGTAACCATTTGTCTGCAAATTTCATATAGTTCTTTCTTAAAATCATCTGTCCATATTTCTATGTTTTCTTGTATAAATTCTCTAAATAATTTAGTCATAGCTTCTACATGCATAGACTCATCACGAATAGAATAAGTTACTATTTGACCCATACCTTTCATTTTTCCAAATCTAGGAAAGTTTAATAAGATTGCAAAGCTTGAGAAGAGTTGTAGTCCTTCTGTAAAAGCCGAATAAACAGCAAGAGTTTTAGCTATAGTTTCTTTTTTAGCTCTACTAGGTTTAAAGTTTCCTACATAGTCATGCTTGTCTGCCATTTCTTCATAGTCTGCAAAAGCTTTGTATTCTATTTCTGGCATACCTACTGTATCAAGTAATAAGCTGTAGGCATGTTGATGTATAGATTCCATGTTAGCAAAAGATGACATCATCATTCTAGCTTCTGGTTTTTTAAATATAGGCATATACTTGTCTACATATCCTGCACCTACATCTACATCTGATTGAGTAAACAATCTAAATATTTGTGTAAGTAAATTCTTTTCTTTGTCTGTAAGTTCTTGCCAATCCTTTACATCTGTATGTAATGGTACAGACTCTGGCATCCAATGCATTTGATTCTGTAATACATAGTAATCAAACATCCATGGATATTCAAATGGTTTATAATAATCTCTATTGCCCAACAAACTCATATCTATTCTCCTTTAATAATTTTAAATTTTCTGTTGCCTCTGCATACTCTTCAAATAATTTAGCTACAGTATCAACTGTATTAGGATGGTCAGCTACACCAACACATTCTCTAAAATACATTTGAAGATTACATAAAGCTTCTGATTGTTCAGCTTTATATCTATCATACAAAGCATCATATAGTTTTTCTTTTATCATACTACCCCTCACAGGCTATACATTCCACATCATCTAACTTGATTCTTGGAACTTTAATGTTTACATTTTCTACATTTCTAGCTGCGTTAGACCTAAAGTAGTAGAGTGATTTAAGTTTATTCATACCATACCAATGCACATCGTTTACATACTGCATATAATCATCATGTATGTCTTGACCTTCAGTTGCTTTTGGTAAAGTAAAAAATAAGTTTACAGATTGTGCTTGACATATAAACTGTTGTCGTTGATATGCATGTTCAACAATCCATATTTGATTTATTTCATTTGCTGTTTTAAATATTTCTTTTTCTTCTTTTGTAAGAATATCTAAATGTTGTACTGACCCATCTTTACCTGCAATATCTTTCCAAATATTTTCTAGCTCTTTAGCTTTTAATCCTTTTGTTTTGAAAACCTTTTCAAGAAATTTGTTTTTAACTTGATAGCTCCCTGATAAAGTTTTATGAGTATAGCAGTTAGCTCTATAAGGCTCGATACTAGGAGAAGTGCCACTACATATAATCCCACTACTAGCGTTAGGAGCAACAGCAAGTAAGTTAGCATTTCTACGACTTGAACCATGTATGTCAGGAGCTTCGCCCCTACTGATAGACAATTCTTTAGTAGCCTGTAAAGCTTGGGATTTAATGTATGTGAAAGCTTTGTGATTAAACCCAGTTGCAAAAATTCCCTCGAAAGGTATGTTCCTAGATTGTAAATATGCATGAAAGCCCATTGCACCCAAGCCGAGACTCCTTTCTCTATATGCCGAATAGGCAGATTTAATATATCCTTCTTTTCCTTTTCTAACATAGTTTTGAAAGCGTTTAAAATTTGCATTATATCCTCCTAGTTGTGATGTATCTACTGCGTTTTCTATGTAATGCTCTATAACATTATCAAGCATTGTTATTAAATCTAATATAAAATTATCATCCTTTGACCACTTATCAAAATGTTCTAAATTAACAGAAGATAAACAACATACTGCAGTTCTTTCTTCATCAGTTGGTAAAGTTATTTCAGAACATAAATTGCTTTGTCTAATTTTTAATCCTAAATCTTGTTGTTCTTTAGGTAAAGCCTTATTACATGTATCAATATTAATCATGTAAGGTTCTCCTGTTTCTGCTCTAGCATGTATAATCTGCCACCATAAATCTCTAGCATTAATAACTTTAACAGCCTCATTAGTCTTAGGGTCAATCAATCTCCAGTCTTCATCATTTTTTACTGCATCCAAGAAAGCATTAGTTATATTAATGCCATTGTGTAGGTTAAGACACTTACGATTAATGTCTCCACCAGATTCTTTACGCATGTTTATAAATTCTTCTATCTCTGGATGGCTTATATCCATGTATGCTGCATAGCTACCTCGCCTTGTAGTGCCTTGATTAAAGGCTAACATTTGAGAATCTACCACATGCATGAATGGAATTGAACCAGTAGAACGACTGCCATGAGTAGTAGAAATCCCGTTGCTCCTAATATCGCCCCAATATCCACCAATGCCTCCACCTGAACTTGCCAACCAAATGTTCTCATCGTAGTGATTAGATAAACCATTGCGACTGTCAGGAACATAATTAAGGAAACAAAATCTGTCTCACCTTTGAAGGTTGCTCCGAAGACTGAGGCTCTTGCGAATGCTTCTTGTGCATGTGTTTCTCCTTCCCAAAAATATCTATCTTTGAGTGTATCTAGACTAAATTTATCAAATTCTTTTTCTTTATCGTAGTCTATTTCAATTCCCAAGTAAGGCTTGGTTCCTATTTTATCATCAACCATTATTTTATTTCTCCATCCCAATCTTTGTAATTTATATGTATTGCTATTATAGCATAATGTATAATTTTATACAAGTCTAAATCATTATGTCCTTTCTTTTTACCATATCGCATAGCATACTTCATTATATTTCCAATACAAAAACCTTCTCCATGTCCTGCATCTAGTATCATGTCAGTAGCTTGATACTTTTCATTTGCATAGTGTTGCTTATATGTAGCATCAATGTTTTCTTTTATAAGTTTTAAAATTTTATCTTCATTAAATTTATATTTCATTTCCATTCCTCTGGTAAGTTATCTTCATTATACCATACAAAATTGTTTTTGTCAGCCCATTCTGCATGACTTCTTTTAGTTCCATCTTTTCTTCTTTTAGCCTGTGGCATAGGAGAGTATGGACTAGAAAATAAAAACACTAATTCTTGGTTAGGTTTTAAAGCTTTTCTAATCCAAACATATTTATTGTATTCTTGATAATCCCAAAATCTACCTTTAGCTTCTAGTAAGTATTCTTTATTGCCAATAGTTTTTACAAAGTCTGGCTCATACTCATGTTCTACTATGTAAGAAACCTTATCAGAATGATGTTCCCAATCTTTTAAAATTGTAGTGTGTAGTTTATGTTCCCATTTAGAATCATATCCTTTAGGCACATCTTTCTCTTTTGGTCTTACTATCCTTGGCTTTCTATATCCTGCCATGTAATGTCCTTTAATTTTTTATTAGATTTTTTAATTCTTTGTGCAAACCATCTAGGTGTGTACGCAGAAATCATAAATTTATTATTAGCATAAAAATGTTTTTCTTCTGGTAGATATTTTTCTATATTATTTGTTGATATTTTTTTTACTTCTTCTTCTACTAACATAGTTTTTAGCCAGTCAACAACTAATTCTCTTGACTTTTTTCTTATTTGTTTTGCTTTTCTTCCATTCATAATACTGTTGAGTCATGATTTTTAACAAGTTTCCAATAGTTTAGTAAGCTGTTAAACATTTCTTTGTGTTTGTCATGTGTTTCTTTATCCCATATGTGAGGTAAAACTAATTCTGTATTTGCTCTATCAACAAAGATAGATACTCTTTGAGGGTCTTTTATGTTGCATCCTTGTGCATAAGCAGACAGTTGCATACCATGTTCATCATATACTAAACGAGCAGGGTCTTTACCTTCTAAGTTATCTTTAGTTTTAAAGTCTATAAATATACCAGACTTAGAATACAAATCTATCTTACCACCATAACCTTCGTTAGCACAAAAAGAATCTTCTGCTATCCATTCTTCATTAGGAAAGTTTTCATCTAACCAAGACTTAATAACTTTATAAGGTTTTGTTTTAGCTCCACCTAAAAATCCTTTCTCAATCATAGCATGTATTTTTGTACCTTGTTTTGCAGCTTTCATTCCTACTTCTTTACCTGCATATTTACATTTGTTTATATACTCTGGGTCATCTTGATTTACATTTAAAGATGCCTCTAAAGCTTGTGTAATCTTCCAGTTTTCTAATGAAGGTTTTGCTGCCATACCTATAATGGTAGTAACAGAAGGAACAAGTCCTAAACTTTTTGCATCTCTTAAAGTAGTGTTTCTTTCTTTACCATTAGCACCTACAAGAGTGTACATAGGCTCTCCTTCTGGAGTATACCAATGTCCTGCCTCTGATTTATAATTACTCATGATTGTAAATCCTCAAATGTTTTAAATACATCTGATGTAAATAGTTTTCTTATGTTTACTAACCACATTCTACTAGCGTTGTGGTCTCCACCACTTACAGATTTTTTAAAGTCTAATTTTTCTATAAGTTGTTTAAGTTTAGGCACATCAAATATAAGTGTGCAGAAGATATCATCTTTAATACAAAGATTATGAAACCAATAGTCTGCCTCTGTAGTAACTATGCCTGAAGGTTTACCATATGATTGATATTCAATACATATGTTTCCTGTTTTCATCCACATACCTCTTTCAGATTTTACTTCTATTTTTTTATCAGTAAACATTTCTGCTATTTTATCTTCTCTTATCTGACCATACTGTAAATCAAGGTCAAACTTTTTCATATCTTTTTTATTAGTGGGTTTCATACCAGCTCTCTCCTATTTTGTATTCGCCATCCAAAGGACAACGCATGTTATAATATTCACCTGCATCTTTTATAGCTTGAACTCCTGTTCTACCTACATAATCTGCCTGTGATTCTTTTACTTCTATTTGCCATTCATCGTGAATGTTGGCAACTATCTTAGCATCAATTACATTTAATTGCAAGTCTAAATGCAAAAGTGTTAATGCTCTTTTCATTACTATTGCACCTCCACCTTGCAATAAAGAGTTTAATGCAGAGTGTCTGTTCCTAATAATAATCTTTCTACCATCTAAACCTTTTAAGAATTTCTTTTGTGCAGCTCTATCAACTCGTTCCTTAAGAGTTCTAAGTGCTGGTAAACTACTAAGAAAGCGTTCTCGCAATTTCCTACCTGCATCTCTGCTTCCCTTAATGATTCTTCCAATCTTTTCATCTCCAGCTCCGTAAACGAGTGCATAGATGAAAGTTTTTGCCTCATCTCTTGATTTAAGTCCAGCAAACTCCCTGTTAGTTGTATGAATGTCTCCGTTAATAATTTCATTTATATAATCCTTGTCAGCCATATAGTGTGCTAACATTCTTAATTCTAATCCACTTGCATCTATACCTACAAGTTTATACCCTTCTGGAACAGTCCAACAAGACCTGCATTCTTTACCATAAGGACTATAAACTGCTGGTACTTGTGCCATGTTTGGACTTCTATGTGCCATACGACCTGTAATTGCTCCATTACATATGACTGAACCATGAACTCTATTATCTTTTTTATCTACAGACTCTATCCAAGAGTGAACTTGTGCTAATCTTTTCTGATATAGTAAAAAGTCTGCAATAAGTTGAGCCTCTTTAATGTGTGTAATCTTTTTAAGTGTTGATTCATCTACAATAGCTTGTCCTGTTGGTGTAAACTTATTTGGTTTCCAACCAAACTCTTGTAGTCTTTGACCTATTTGTTTTCTTGAGCCTAAATTAAATTCTTGTAGAGTCTTTCTCATAAAAGGTTTTTGCTCAAGTCTACCCTCTATTATATCGGTGTATTCTTGCTCTGTCAATCCCTGTTTAGAAAGTTGTCCATCTTTTTTTAATTTAGGTGTAATCATTTTATCATCTATCCAAATTGGTTTAAATGTTTCATGTACTTTGTCTTCAGTTTGTTGTAATTTAAGACTTAATTCTGATGTCAACATCATTGCTTTTTCATCATCAAATAAAAATCCATTTCTTTTTTGTTCTTCTAAAAGATATGTAACTTTATGTTCTAAATTTATTGATTCTTTTGAAAATCCAATAGATTCTTTTTTCAAATAATTAAATAATTTATTATTTATTACAACATCTTGTTCACAATAATCTAACATTTCTTTAGTAAAGCAAGTCCATTCTGGAGAATCTTTCTTAGGTAAACCTAATTTATATCCCCATTTAGCTATACTGTGTCCACCTTCTCTTGTAGGATTAAACAGTCTAGAAAGAACCAAAGTGTCTACAACTTTATCTGCATCATATAAATCTACACCCATTAATTTTTTAATAACAGGTATGTCATATCCTATAATATTATGACCTATAATTTTATCTGCATTCTGTAAAAGTTTTATACCTTCATCCAAAGTATCTTCGTAATATCTATAAACATCGCCTGTTTCATCTATTGCTACCAGACACCATATGACTGTAGGATTTAATCCATCTGTTTCTATATCAAATACTAATTCCATTTTGTTCTACCTCAAATTCTGACATATCATTTTCAGATAATCTGCCAGTATCTTTATCATATACTAATGAACTTGCCATACCTACATCCCCTGTATATCTTGATTTTAAGACACGAAGTTTTGTTGTTCTTGCCTCAAGTTCATCATCTGATTGTTGATTTCTTTCTAATGCTATCACACAATCACTTAATTGTCCAATACTATTTGACCCACGAAGATGTGATAAAGAAACTTCTACACCATTTTCGTGTCCTTTGTTTCCATCCACCCTACGCAAGTGTGATACAAGTATTAATCCTGCTCCTGTTTCTTCAACCAAGCTACGAAGTCTAGTCATAATAGAATCTATAGCTCTTCTTTCATCTCCCTCATGCACAGCACTAACAAGCATATGTAAATGGTCTACCACAACCCACTTACAATCACAACCAACTATAAGATATCTAAGCTTTGCAAAGATGTCATCTATCTCGTTAGTGCCAAAGTGTGCATGAATGAATACTCTATCCTCTTCAAATACTTTATCAAACATTTGCATGATAGTATCTCTATCAAACTTTTCTCGTTCTTGGTCAATATATAGTCTTGCATTAGCCTCAATAGAAAGTATACCATCAACTGTTCTTTTCCAATCTTCTTCCAATGCAATCACACCTACATTATCTTCTGTTTGATTTATAAGCCAATGCTCTAACTCTCTGGTAACACTAGACTTACCTAGCCCTGTGCCACCAGTAAGAGTTACGAGTTCCCCTTGCCTTAAACCATATAACTTTTTATTTAATCCTTCCCAAGGAAAAGGTATGCTTTCTTTTTTCTCTCTATCTAAATAAGATTTTTTCTTATCAGATACTTGTATGATACCACTAGGAGTATATACTTTTGCATCCCACCATGCTCTTGTAAACTCTTGATGTTTACCTTGTTTGAGCATATCATTTGCATCCTTGTAACCATTTGGTAGTGTTACAATCTTTGCTTTTCCGGGTTTTAAAATCGTAGCTACTTTCTGTGCAGCCTCTTGTCCTTGTTTGTCTTTGTCAAAACATAGAACAACATTGTCAAAACTTTCTACATATTCTAAACTTTCTTTTATATCTTTTACTGCAGATAAAGCCCCTCTTTTAATTGAAACTACTGCCCACTTACTGCCTAGCAATTCATAACCTGCCATAGCATCGCACTCGCCTTCAACTATAGTAAGATACTTGCCACCTTCTTTGAATAAGTTTTGTCCAAACAATCCAGAGCCTTGTAAAGACCCATTGAAAGAAAACTTTTTATCTTTTACATATCTAGTTTTTGTAGCACATTGCTCATTGTTTATATAGAAAGGGTATAAATGCTGTGCCATTTGACCATTTGAGTCATAAATAACTTTTACTCCATACTTTTCTGCTGTTTCTTTTGTGATATTTCTATCAACTAATTTACCAAATATACCTCCATGTGGATTTACAATGGTAGTTGGTTGTTTATATTTTTCCATTGGTGTTACCTTATTTTCATAATTACTATAAAATTTGCCACAACTAAAACATTTAGCCGAGCCATCTTCGTTTACTGATACAGCATCAGAACTGCCACAAGCATGACATGATACATGATACTTTACAAATTTATTTTGTTCCATAATACCCTCATTGAATTAAAATGGAGAGGCGTTGTTCATATGATTGTCGGAAGCAATCATGCAGGATTTATACTTTAATAGCTATCCTCTTTTATGCTAACCTCTCACTTGGAGATACGAATTAGTCTTCAGAATCTTTCGTTTCTTCTGCGACTTCTTCTTCTTCAACTTCTACCAGAGATTCAGGACAATCTTTTAAGAGGGCTTCTAGATTTGCCCTGTGTGTTGAACTGGTAAAGTTTAAAGCCTCTAATAAAACCTCAAGCTGACCTACTTTATTTATCATAACAGTAGCTTGAGTTCTAATACTTTCATCACTAACTTTTGAAACATCATAAGTTGTTGTTCCATTTTCGTTGTTAATAGTTACAATCATATTAAAACTCCTCGCCATCCCCATAAGGGTCTAGCTCTGCTCCATCTTGAGATTTTAAAGGAACTAAATCTAAAACCTGCATAGCTTGGAAATCTAAACCTTTAAATGTTCCAAACTTATTTTCGGTTTCCCATTCGTTGTATTGAACTTTTACACTAGAGCCATTTCCTACGACTTCATCCATAAGATTTTTCTCTTTATCAAAAAGTTTAGGTGCGTTTCTGACCATGCCATTCGGACCATTTACTTTTCTTTTAATTGTTAAAGCTCTCCCAACAGATGCTGGAGTTCCTTGCTCATCTTTAATAGATAAGTCTTTTATTCTAAACCCACGAGCCTCAAAATCATTTGCAACTTCATCATTCACAACTAAATCTACTGTATATACAGGTTCAAAAGTAGTGTTTGGTGTAGTTACTGAAGCCCAGTAAGCTTTTCCTTCTAATACTGCCATAGTTACCTCCTTTGGCTTTGTTATTGTGTTGCATTATACAACAAGTCATCATCAATGTCAAGTAAATTATCTAATTTATTTACATCAATGTCCTCTAGTATTTCTACTAGAAACTTATCCCCAATCTTTTCAACAGTATGGGGTATGCTTATGTCATGTTTTGCATTTAAAAAATCAACATAAGTATTAAACTCTTTATATTCTTTTCGTGTTAGTGTAGCTTTCATGCGACCTCCAATGTCCACCAATCAGGTTTAGCTCTACCTTTTTCCCATTTTGCATAGTGTTTTTCATGGGTACAATAATCTCTGTATGCTTTGATAGGGTCATCATTTTTGTACTCATGAGGCATAGCCTGTGCAGGTGGTGTCATAGCTCCTTTATCTTCAATGTTATCAGGTTCAAAATACAAAGCATCTTTTAACTTTTCTACACTAGCATGACCTCTCCCATATCTAAATGTATATTCTTCTCCTAATGCTATGAAATGATTGTATAACCATTTGTAATTATCATAACATTCTCTTGCCCATACTGTGCATGGGTGATTCCAATATGCTCTTTTGTATAAACCATTAGCATCAGCATAATCATTGCCATCTAATTCTCTATGTGCTGTGCATAACATCTGTGCTGTTTCCAAAGGCATTTTCACTAGCATTTTGTCAGGTTGTGCTTGTGCTGATTTCTTTGGACAGTCATAAAAATAAAATATATTCATAGTAATCTATCCTCCACTAATTTAATTACTTGTTTCTCATTATACCATAAACCTGAATAAGTTTCAAGTCTATCTTCGCCCTCCCATAAAACATGATATCTTTTATAACAAAAAATTTTATCATAAAAAATTCTCACATCTCCATATGATTTAATTAATACTCTCATCTTCCTTGTCCTCTATATGCTTTATAACTTCTGCGTTTGTTTTTATTCATGTGAGCTGTAGATATTTTAACCTTTCTACTACGCCCTCCTGTGCCTTGTGATGTTACCTTTTTAACATGCTCTATAGTTTGTATTGTTTTTCTTATAGCCATTCTACCTTATCCTTTTTTCTTTTGTCATTATACTCTGTGATTTGTTTACCACTACCATAGGAAGTAATTATTTTTGTCCATTTACCATTAGCATATCTACAGTCTATAGAGGTTACTTGTTTATCTATTTTTTCTTGTTCAAGTTTTTCTCTTTGTGCTTGAACTTTATCTTCGTATTGTGTCATTCTACCACCCCATGCTCATATAAATTTTCTGCAATAAAGAATAGTATATCATCTCTATCATCATCTTCATGCAAACCATAAACTCTAGATACAGTTTGCACATCTGCCTCTAACATACCCTCTTGGTCTAGCTGTTCTACTTCCTGCATTATCTTTTCAAATTCTTTTTCATTGTGTTGGTTGCTCATCATAATCTCCTCTAATAAATTTTCTTAATATTCTTATTGCATGGATAACATCTAGTTCCATAATATCTATCCATTCTTCACGACTTTCACTATAATACCTCATGTTAGAATACATGTCAACAGGTAATTTTCTACCTAATACTTCTTCTATTTTTACTGCTTGTTTAAGTTTCATGTTATCTCCTTATATAAAATGCTTAAAAGGACAGGTAGCCACATAGTTTGAGAGCTACTCATTAACAAAGTTTATAACCTTTGCACTAATCAGATATTGCTATCCCTTTCAGACTACTCACACTAGGAAACTTATTTAAAGTTTATTTCTTCGTGTATTTCTGCCCTTGTAAACACATTAAATGTGTATGACAAAGCCTGACATATCATGTCTAGCTTTACCCTTTGCTTTTAGACCAACAATAACATTGTCTTTGTCTAAAAATCTTAAATCACTTTCATCTCCATTGACTACTTCTCTACCCTTAAAATAAATAGGGAAAGCTCCATTGAATACTACTGCTATGTTGTATGCTATCTTATCATACCATGCTGTATATTTTGGATTAGCTTCCGAATATGACCATGTCAAATGGTAGTTTTTATATTGTGAAACTTTTCTTGTAGGTATCTTGGTGTAGTCATAAAA